TCGGTATGTACTGGTCAACAAACGGTACTTCTTCCCAGATTGCATCACAGGAACCCTCCAATAGCCCACGCTCATATCTTACCAGCCTTTCTAATCTAAGCTCATTTCTCCAATCGCCAGGTCTATATGGTGCGTTTTTTGGTGGACAAGGTACTAACTCAATCTCTTCTTCCTCTTCTTTTTGTCCTAAATTTATATTTACTCCACTTGCTTTTGGTTGAAAATTATATGTACCTTCTGTTTCTATAGTGTCTTGTGCGTCATAAACAATAGGTCTAAATGTTTTAGCTTCTGGTTGTATTTTGATTGGTTGTGTTCCACCGATTGCCTGACCATTAGGACAAGTAGCATAAGCCTTTCTGCCATGAAAAATTATAGTTGGATTTTCTGATAGTTCTATATCTCTATTAGTTAAATCACAAGCAGGGTTTTCTCCTACCAATACAGTTTCAGGTATAAAAGGTGTTTCTGGTATATTTATTTTTGGTATTTTTATCTCAGGAACTTTAATCGTAGGCATCTCTTTTCTTTAACACTTCCACTTCAGAAAAGCATTTAGGACAAGATAAATTAGTCATCACTGAAAACTCAGGATAACCATTCATTCCATCTTCAATATCAATATCGCCACCTATTATTAATTCTGTATCGCACCAATAACATTTCATAATTAACAGTCGTTGAAGTCAGAAGCCATATTACCTCCTATCTTACCGCCTTCTCTCCTTGCTTGATTTGTAGCAAAGCCAGATAAGAACCAGCCAACTATAGGAACATTAGCTAATGAACTAGATAAACCTGTTCCTGTAGCTACTGACGTTCCAATAAGTTGTCCTGTAGATTCTCCTTTTGCTCTTTCTTTTATGCAAGCTATTTGTTTTGCTGTAAGCTCACCATTGTTGACAATAGTTACATCTTTCTCACCAGCTATCTTCTGACTTTCTTTTGTAACGTAAGCCTTACTAGCACCTAAAAATCCTGCTGGTTTTTTACTACTTTCAATAGAAGCAATAATTCTTGGATCGTGCATCCTGTGTCTTATCTTATAGCTATCTTTATCAGCTTCAATTTCATATGTAGAGTATTTACTTACAGGTAAATCAAAAATTGGTAAGTTTGGCTTCTTACTTAAAAGGCTGATTGTATAAAAGTTGGAAGCAACAAAGATAGTTCCAAGTCCTACTGATATTCCTTTGATAATATTGCTATTCATATAGGCTTAGAGTTTAGGGAGAGATTTAGTAGGAATAGATGGTCCTGTTACGTCAGGTAAACCTTTATCTAATACCTTTGGCATCAGCCCAGATACGTTACCCATTATCTCTTTCATTACCTGGGATTTAAAATTCTCACTCGTTACATACTTGTAACCGAAGTACGCTCCACCACTCATAGAAGCTACCATAAGGAAAGAGACAATACTTAAAACATTAGCGATCTTTTGAAACATGATTAAATTTGCAATAATTAAAGCACTTTCGTTTACAAGTGTGCTTGTGTTACTACTAATTGTAGCTCTGTCACCTTTATACGTCACTATGAGTTTAATGACAAGGCAAATGACAACAGAGACTAAGTAGCCAGCTTTCTACGATAAAACTTTGTTTTACAAGCGTTAGAACAATATTTTCTTCTTTGTTCTGTTGTAGAAAATATTTTACCGCAGCATCTACAAGTTTTTTCTATTATTTCGCAAAAGACTTTTTTTCGGTTTTAGCCTCTGTTCTATCCTCTAATATTGCATTTATAGCAATAGCTCTTTCTTGGCAATTTCTTTGAACCTGTGCAGCTTGGTCAAAACTGTTTTGTAATGATTTAAGTTCTTCTCTAAGTTCTTCGTCTGTTTTGCGAGACATAAATTTATGTATGGTTATTTTGAGTGTAACAAAATTAAGATAAATTATCTATACAGTATCTATACAGTAATACCAAGTAACTGCAACCCTTTTTTTGCCACTTTCTAATGGAGTAGAACAATGTGTAAAACACCAGTTTGAGGGAAAGAATAATCCATACCCTGCTTTTGGTCTGTACTCATAATGCGGAACCATCTTAAATTTAGTAGCTCCTCCTTCAAAGTCATCTTTTAAATACAAAACAAGAGAAATCTGACGATGATAAAATTTACTATTTGGATCGGGGCAAGCGTCATAGTGCCAGTTGTATTTCTGATCTTCTGTGTATTCTAAAACTTGTATCTCTTCTCTATACGAACTTGTGCCTGTCGCACCAACAACAGGGTAACAGTCTAAAACAAGATCATAATTAAAAAGTCTATTTTTGTATTTTATTAAAGCATTATTTATTTTTTCATGTAATAGTTTTGTGGCAACGTTATTTTCATTCATTGCCGTTCCAGTGCTTGACCTGATGCTGGTATCTTCTCTTACAGTTCCGTTTGTATTAAATACAGTATTAACTGCAAAATCAAGAGTATTTATATAGTCATTGATAATTTTTAAATCTTTATCATCAAGAACTTTTATTTCCTGTATAAATTCTTTCAACTACCTCCTTCAAGTGCTGTGACTCTAGCTTCTAATTCTTTAAATGCAGCAACAAGCATTGGAGTAAATTTTGCATAATCAACAGTTTGATAATCTTCCTCTTGCGTTTCTGGATCGTCATACTTATACCTCATTCCATCTTTAACACCTGTTACAAAAGAATCAAAATAACCTGTTTCTTGTACTTCGTGAGCTATAAAACCACTTGTAAACTTACCATCTGAATTAGTTTTCCATTTAAAATTAACTGGATTTAATGATTTTATTTTTATGGTTGCATCAGTTATTGGAGTAATATCCTGTTTTATTCTATAATCTGAACCACTATTGAAGGAAACACCGCTTCCACTTTTTGAAATTCCTCCAACTCCAGCGTTATTGCTTTGAAGTTCAAGAAAATTAACACTACTTGATTTAATATTTATAAACAAAGCAGTTCCATATCCACTTCCGCCTTTAACAATAGTTATAGCTTCAAAACTGGTATTATGAAATGCTGACCAGCCAGGTGTTGTTAATGTACCAGAAGGAGCAGAAGAAGAATGAAAATTTTTAGCTTTTAGTGTTCCAGACGTACCAACATCAATAGTTGTTGGAAGCCTCGCATTATCTAAAGTACCAGATGAAATTAAACTTGCGTTATTGTTAACTGATCCTGTAGGACCTGTTGGCCCAGTTGGTCCTGTAGGCCCTGTTCCTCCCGAAGGTCCAGGTGGCCCAGGTGGTCCAGTTGGCCCAGTTCCAGAAGGACCTGTCGGACCTGTCGGACCTGTATTTCCAGTTGGACCAGGAGGTCCAGTTGGTCCTGTTCCAGAAGGTCCAGTTGGTCCAGTTGGACCAGCAGGGCCAGTAGGTCCAGCAGGGCCAGTGGGACCAGTAGGGCCTGTAGAACCTGTAGCTCCTCTGGGAATAGTAAAGTCAAAAGTAGCAGAACTAGACGAACCAGAATTAGAAACTGAAGCGTCTGTTCCTGCGTTTCCAGTAGTTGTAGATCCAACAGCTATTGTTGCAGCAGCACCAGCAGGACCAGTGGGTCCAGTTGGCCCTGTAGAACCTGTTGGTCCAGTTGGACCTGTAGCACCATCATCACCATCATCACCAGTTGGACCTGTAGGACCAGTAGGGCCCGTTGGACCAGTAGGGCCAGTTGGACCTGTAGAGCCATCGTTTCCATCAGAACCAGCAGGACCAGTGGGTCCAGTTGGACCTGTTGGACCAGTAGGACCTGTAGGACCTGTAGGGCCAGCAGTCCCACCACCTGATATTTCAGCTACAGTACCATCATCTTTCTTCGTAAATAATTTACCATTATCAGTTCTTATTGCTACTTCACCTGTAACTAGATCACTAGCACCTGGATCGCTACCACTTCCTCTTTTGAGTCGAATTTCATTAGCCATTGGCTTTTACCTCCTAATAGCTTGGTTCAATAAGTTCCACCGTCTATGTTGAAACCAGACGTTGCACCGTCTTCTAAAAATGTAACCAGATCGCTTAGAGCTACTTGTTTCATCGTACCAGCATCATTAGTTACAAAACGATCTCCTGTCGCAAGAGTTGTAGCAGATGCAGACGTAGTTCCATCACAAGCTGCATTTATTTCTGCTGCTGTTGCTGTGACTCCATCTAAAATATTCAATTCTGCTGCGGTAGAGGTTACTCCGTCTAAAATATTTAATTCAGAAGCAGTAGCAGTAACACCATCAAGAATATTCAACTCAGCAGTAGTTACAGTCGCACCATCAAGAATCTGTAATTCTGTTGAGGTTATTGCAGCTAAAGCAGAAGAAGCACCTGACTGCATACCTGATAGGTTGTCCAAATCAGCATCATAGGCTTGAACATTTGTACCGATTGCAAGACCAAGAGAAGCTCTAGCAGTAGATCCACTTTCAAGAATAAAGTTTGAGCCATCCCCAACGATAAAATTACCATCAGTAGGTGTTAGCCCTGCAATATCTGTTAATTGTGCATCAAAAGCCTGGACATTTGTTCCAATCACTAATCCAAGGGCTGTTCTTGCTGCACTTGCACTTGTAGCACCCGTTCCACCGTCACTAATAGCAAGAGTACCTGTTATAGAACTTGCAGCTAAATCAACAGCTAATTCAGTAGATTCAATGACAAGACCGCCATTGGATTTTAGGTCAAGAGATAAAGTATTTCCTGATTTATCAAGGCCATCTCCAGCCGTAATTTGACCAGCACCAGAAAATTGTGTAAAGGCTATGTTATTTGTACCAACAACCGCAGATCCTTTATTGGTGCTACAAACAAAACCATTATCAGCATTAACTGTTCCCTGATCTACAAATACAAATACAGAAGAAGCATCATCACCAGCAGCTAAATCATCTGTTCTTGCCCATGTACTTGCTTTGCAAAGATACAGTCCATTTTGACTTGCTGTACTTTGATCTTTAACAAGTACTCTTTCATCAGCAGAAACCGCCACACCATCAATAGTTTGCGTACCAGATAACGTAATGTTTGCTGTGGTTGCTACTTTTACAGCTTCCTTAATATCTAATCCTTGGCTGACTCCATCTACATAACCTTTTGTGGCAAAATGAGCATCAGCAGTCGGCGTAACTCCTGTTACTGGGTTTGTTGCACTAGCTAATTGATCTACTCTATTTGTTTGAACACCACTATCAAAATCACTTATTTTTGTATGTGCAATGGAAGGAATATCAGCAGCAACCAAACTTCTAAATGTAGGAGCAGCAGCACTTCCAGTTGTAGGGCCAGAAAATACTAAGTTTGCATTTTTTGTTTCTGTCTTACTGACAAATGCACCAGAACCACCAATCGTAATTATTGAACTTGCAGCAGGAGGTGTTGCTCCGTCATCACCAAATCCATAATACAACTTCAAATCTGCTTCATTAAAAGCTATTTCAGACGGAGATAAACTAGAAGGTGCACCAGCACTGCCACTTGATGCTCTTTTTTTAATTCTTATAGTGTTAGACATGGCTCAAAAATTTCCTCCGTTAACAAGTGTTAGTTTGGTAGTAGTTGCATCTGCTTTAAATGTACCACTAGATTGGTGATAGTACACTATTGAATTGTCCACTGCACTACTTGAATCAATAGCAGTGGAGGCTCCCTGGGGGCCTTGGGTTGCCACTGTGACAACAGAAGTCTCTCCATTAACAGTAACAGTATTTTTAGTAGTTGAAATGTTTACAGAGGTCATGTTGTTGTGTAACCTTCACTTACAAATATAGTACCTTCTAAATAGTATTCTCTGTTGTCTGATCCATCTACTAATAAAACATCATATTTTAAAATACTTGGAGTAAAGGTAGTAGTCTGTGTATCTGTTAATGATATGGTTACTGATCCTGCTGCTCTATCTGTATAAGTTGTAGTAAAGTCGGCATATTTTGTGGTGCGTGTTTCTTCCCAAACCTGTGCTGCAACAGTAAATCCTGTCAGATTTATTGGATTATTATTACCATCTTTAAAAACTATAGGAATCGAATGATCTGCTCTCCTTTGTATTGTGAAATTGTATATTCCAGGTTGGATTGCCATTAACTTCCCTCAAGTGCAGCAACTTTAGTTTCTAATGTCTCTATCTTAGCAACTGCTTCCTGTAATGCAGCTACAACTAAAGGAACTAATTTTGATTGATCTATAGTTTGATAAATAGGATCACCCTTTTTAACATTACGCATATTATTATCTTCAGGTTCAACTTCATCTTTTGTACCTGTGATAGCTTCTGGTACTGCTGTTACTTCATGTGCAAAGAAACCGTCAACTGTTGTTGAAGTGTCAACTTTAAAATTAAATTTATAAGGTTTTAATGTTTTTAATCTTGTAATACCATCTGAAATAGGAACAACATTTTCTTTTAACCTATAATCTGAGGATGTACTAAAAGTTGTTGAAGAAGCGTTACAAGAAATTCCACCAACTGCTGTTCCCGTTCCAGAACTTCCAGTATTGTACTGAATCTCTAAAATATTTCTTTGACCACTAGCATTTAATAATTGAATAAATAAAGGTGTACCCCAGTTGTATTCATTTTTTATAAGAGCTAACCCATTAAAATTGCTTCCATTTACATAAAATGTAGCACCCTGAGTTGTTAAAGAATCAGCAATAGTTCTAGCATGAGTAATTAAACTACCGTCAGATAGAAAAGTAAATCTTTCTGTGCCAGCCGTAGAAATAGCGACTTCATTAGCAGCACTTCTAAATAATCCAGTATCAGAGTCACCGTCAAAAGATATAGCTGGTGCAGCAGCAGTGCCTCCATCATCAGCTAAAAGTTGACCTGTCATAGTACCACCAGAAACAGGTAAAAGACCTAAATTGGCTGTGTTAATATTTCCTATGTCAGTAAAAGCGTTATTTGAGCTATTTCTAATTTTTAAAGTATTTGAAGTGGTATTAACAAAAAACATACCAGCAACACATTGACTACTAGCTAAATCAGTAGACTTGGAATTGCTTGATTGGATCGCTCCAAAAACATTGTTCAGGTCAATTCTTACGTTTGCTCCCGAAGCGTTTTCAATAGTGTAATTAGATACGTCAGCCACAATTAAATACTCGTTGTTTTCATGTTAACCTCCTTTACCAAAACCAGCAGCACTGTATGTAAAATTTCTATCAATACTAGCATTACTTGAGTTTTTAAAGTGAACTGTAAAGCCAGTTCCAGATATACCACTTAAGACAAAGTAATCTCCTGTTGCCATATTTTGTGGAGAGATATTAACAGAAGGTAAAAAATTATTTAAGTTACCTAATGCAGACGTTCCAACAAAAAATGGATGTGTAAATGTAACTACTTTTGCTCCTGCTCCAGATGCTATGACAGCAGATTGTTCAACTCTTGATGGCATTGATGCCGTGTACCCTGCTTGTTGTAGATTCATATTTTGTGCCGAGTCAACCGTTTCTAAAGTAACTCTGAACTGAAATCCTCTACCTTTGAATACTCCGTTAGCAAAATCGTTGAAATCTGTGTATGTAGGAGAACTGCTAGGATCATCAGTCGTGGTGCGTACAGAAATTCTTGCATTTGCTTCATTAGCAACAGTTCCATCAAAGTCTGTCCAGGTATCTATAAGATCCGTTCTATTGTCAAATAAATCTCCTGTATAATATCCAACACCTTGAAAATGTCTTTTCAAAGTAAGAGAAAATGTACCACCTAAATCTAAAGTATCAACAAAATCATAAGTACCAGTTAAATTTGATGCTGGATTGGTGAGAATCAAACCACCTTTAGTTGAGTCGTATTGAGTATTAGTAAATAAACTGGAAGTCGTATTATTAAAAGGTGGACTATCTGTATCTTCTCTATCAGTTTTTATAGTAATAGAATCAATAACATCAACAAGAGATACAGTTATACTTGCTGCCGTATCACTAAACCTACCTCCATCATCTTGAAACTTAACAAGATAAGTACCAGGTAATGCTGGAACTAAGGCTTCAGTTGCGTTGCCAGGTACAGCTTGAATAACATCTTGTGCTGCTTGGAATGTAGCAGACCCTCCAGTTAAATTTGAATGTCTTATATAAACACGACCACCATGTAATACATCAATAGCAGTTGCTTGGTCAAATCTTATTCTTGCTAATTGTTCATTAACAGGTTCAATAGTTAATCCAGATACGTTTTCTGGTAAAGCAGTTTTACCAACGGCATTAAAAGTAGTTTCTGCTGGATTTTTAGATAAAAATAAAGCTTGATTATATGAAAGCACTTGAATTGTGTAAGTACCTTTTTTACTATCTAAAAGTTCAAAATCAGTACTAAATACTACTTGTGAAACAAAGTTAGTATCTTCATATTTGTAATTAACAAGGTATTGGGTGACACCAGTTACAGCTTGCCAGCTAATGATAAGTTTACTTCTAGCAATATTGTTAATTACAACAGTTTTTTCAGCAACATTTAAAAAACTTGGTGCTGACGCACGTTGATTTAGTAAAGATATAGTTCTTGTTGGTAAAGAAACAGTTGGATCATCAATAAAAGCATATTTACCCTCAACATAAGACAAAGCTGTAATTACATAATTAACATCATCTTGTTCCTCTACTTGTATTACCCTAAATAGCTGTGTTTGTAATGTTGTACTAGATATTAAATATGGAGAATTAACATTTGGTGCTGAGGTAAATGCAGACTGTGTAACCGTTGCACCTTGATCGTTTACTTTTGAAACGCTGTTTACAGTAATAACTGCCCCTGAGATGTTTGATATAGTGCCAACTTCTACCGACCCATCAGAAAGGATTACGCTCACTGTTGGGCTATCAGTTAAAGACGGTAAAGTAGTTTGTGCTTCTGCATCAATAGTAATAGTAGTAGTTGTTGCTGCCACAACACGACCACCTCTTCTAGCTCCTGCCCTTACTGGATCGTTTATCTCAATAACAGAACCAGGTCTGACAACAACTCCAGCGTCTATTGAAGTTGTAAAGGTAACAGTTTCAGATTCATTTTGTTCAGCAAATAATATTGCTCTTCCAAGTCTTATTGCCTGACCCCGTGAAGTACAAGCAAATGCTTTGACTTGCTTTACTGTCCTTCCAATTTTTGATATGGATGTTGAATCTTCTACAAGTTCAAAATCAACTTCTTTTGAATCCATATTGAAATAGCTAACGGAAATAACATTATGACGTTGTTTTAAACTACTTCCTGAGTAACTAAAACCTGATTCTCCTACATTGGCTAAGTTAAATAAATAACTAGCTGATTTTAATTCATCTTGCGATAAAGTTATGC